ACCTTACAAACTATTATTGGTATTTTAAATCAGCAATCCCAGAACGTATCTGTGATGACATTGTAAAGTATGGTCATCAAATGCAAGATCAAATGGCAGTCACTGGTGGTTATGGTGATGTTAAAAAATTAAATTCAAAGCAAACAAAAGATTTAAAAAAGAAAAGAAACTCAGACATTGTTTGGATGAATGATAGATGGGTTTATAAAGAAATACAACCTTATGTGCATCAAGCAAATGCTAGTGCAGGTTGGAATTTTAATTGGGACTTTAGTGAGTCTTGTCAATTTACAAAATATAAAAAAGGTCAATACTATGATTGGCATTGTGATAGTTGGGATCAACCTTATCAACGACAACAAGGTGATCCATCACATGGTAAGATTAGAAAATTATCTGTAACCGTTACTTTATCTGATCCTAAAGATTATAAAGGTGGAGAACTAGAATTTGATTTTAGAAACATGGATCCAGATAAAAAAAGAAATGTTAAGAAATGTACAGAAATATTACCTAAAGGATCATTGGTTGTGTTTCCTTCTTTTGTATGGCATAGAGTATGTCCAGTTAAAAGTGGGGAAAGAAACAGTTTAGTAATATGGAACTTAGGATACCCGTTTCAATAAAGGAGAAATATGAAAAAGAAAAAAGCTAAAGCTAGAAAACAAAAAGTAAAAAAAGAAGTTGCAGGTTATCCTCAACAATTACAATTAGAAGAATTTTTTAAATGTCCTATATGGTTTGCAGATGAACCAAAATTTGTAGATAGTTTAAATAAAGCATCAGACAAATATATTGAAGCATCAAAGAAAATGTTAAAACCAGCTATTGATAAACGTAATAAAAAATTTGGCGACAAAGGAGACATGGGTCATGTATTTCATTCAACAACATTAATTGGTGATCCTGACTTTAAACAATTACAAGATTATATAGGTGCAACAGCACATAACTTATTAGGTGAAATGGGTTTTGACATGTCTGGTCATCAATTATTTACTACAGAAATGTGGGTACAGGAGTTTGCTAAAAAAGGTGGTGGACACCATACTTTACATACACATTGGAATGGCCACATATCAGGTTTTTATTTTTTAAAAGCAGATGAGTCTACATCATTACCAATGTTTGAAGATCCAAGACCAGGTAATGTTATGAATCTATTACCAGAAAAAGATAAAACAAAAGTAACCTATGCTAGTTCTGCAATAAATTATCAAGTTAAACCAGGTAGAATAATGTTTTTTCCATCATATTTACCTCATCAGTACATTGTAGATATGGGTTATAACCCATTTAGATTTATACATTGGAACTGCCAAGCAATACCAAAAGGAGTATTAAATGTCGTTTAAGAAAAATAAATACACAGTATTAAAAAATGCTATCTCACCTGAGATTGCAGAGTTTGTTTATAAATATTTTTTAAACAAAAGAGAGGTTGCAAGATTTTTATTTGATCAAAAATATATATCACCATTTACAGAATACTTTGGTGTATGGAATGATGATCAAGTGCCTAATACTTATTCACATTATAGTGACATTGCAATGGAAACTTTATTACAACAAGTAAAACCAGTTATGGAAAAACACACTGGTATTAAGTTAAGTCCTACGTATTCCTACGCAAGAATTTATAAACAAGGTGATGTACTAGCTAGACATAAAGATAGATACTCATGTGAAATATCTACGACATTAAATCTAGGTGGTGATCCTTGGTCAATCTATTTAGATCCAACGGGTAAGACAGGTCAGGCTGGTATTAAAGTCGACCTCAACCCTGGAGATATGTTAATATATTCTGGTTGTGATCTTGAACATTGGAGAGAAGAATTTAAAGGTAAAGACTGTGGACAAGTGTTTTTACATTATAATAAAGCTAGTTCTAAAACAGCTAAAGAAAACTATTTAGATAAACGACCTTTGTTAGGCACACCTGCCTGGTTTAAAGGTGTTAAGTTGACAAAAATTAAAAAATAGTCTATACATTAGGCTTGCAGGGGGATGATCCACCACTGATTCCCTCTGCTTTAAAACCTATTGAAATCACTTACAATCTGATATAACACCTAATAAACAGGATTTTATATGTTACAAAAATTAGGGTTTTTACCAGGATTCAACAAACAAGTTACATCTACCGGCGCAGAGTCACAATGGACAGACGGCGAAAATGTACGTTTTAGATATGGTACACCTGAAAAAATAGGTGGTTGGACACAGCTAGGTGAATCAAAACTTACAGGTGCAGCAAGGGGTTTACATCATTTTGTTAACAAAGCATCTACAAAATTTGCAGCTATAGGAACTAATAGAATTTTATATGTATATTCTGGTGGAGTATACTACGACATACATCCTTTAGTTAATCCATCAGGCACAGCTATTACAAACGCCTTTAGCACAACTAACGGATCACCGACCGTAACTATAACTTTTGCTGGCTCACATAATTTTGTAGCAGGAGATATTATATTATTTGGTGATGCAGCAACTTTTAGCACTATTACTAATTCTAATTTTACAGCTACAGATTTTGCTGATAAAAAATTTATGGTAACAAGTGTACCAACTACTTCTACAATTACTATTACAATGCCTTCTAATGAAACAGGATCAGGCGCAACTACATCTGGAGGAATTACTTATTACCAATACTATCATGTAGGACCTGCTGAACAGATAGGAGCTTTTGGTTGGGGTATATCATTGTGGGGTGGTAACATTTTAGGATCAATTACAACTACATTAAACGGAGCCTTATTAGATGATGCAAACGGTACAGGTGGAACAGGAACAAGTATTACATTAACAGACACAACTGGTTTTCCAACGTCTGGAACTAATTACATTCAAGTAGGCACAGAAGAAATTTCATACACAGGGGTATCAGGAAATAATTTAACAGGTATAACAAGAGCAGCAAGAGGATCAACTCGAGCAGCACACAGCACGGGTGCAACAGTAACTAACACCTCTAGCTGGACGGGTTGGGGATCAGCTGCAGCCAACACTGACTCAGTAACAGATCCTGGTCTATGGTCTTTGGATAATTTAGGTTCAACACTTATAGCATTAATACATAACGGAGAATGTTTTGAATGGGATGGTGATGCCGCTAATGCAACAGCAACAAGAGCAACTATTATAGCTGGAGCACCAACAGCGTCACGTGATATGTTAGTGTCAACTCCTGACCGTCACTTAGTATTTTTTGGTACAGAAACAACTATTGGAAATAAAGCTACACAAGACGACATGTTTATAAGATTCTCGTCTCAAGAAAATATTAATGACTACACACCTACAGCTGAGAATAGTGCGGGTACACAAAGACTGGCCGCCGGATCACGGATCATTGGTGCTGTACTTGGTAGAAATGCAATTTACATTTGGACTGATACATCTTTATTTACCATGCGTTTTGTTGGAACTCCTTTTACATTTGCATATGAACAGGTTGGTACTAACTGTGGATTAATTGGTATGAATGCAGCTGTCGAAGTTGATGGGGCTGCGTACTGGATGTCAGAAAATGGTTTCTTTAGATACACTGGTAAACTAGAATCTATGGACTGTTTAGTTGAAGACTATGTTTACGATGATTTAAATACTACCTCTAACATGTTAGTTTACGCAGGTATTAATAACTTGTTTGGTGAAATTACTTGGTTCTATCCAACAGCTACATCTAATGTAGTTAACAGAGCTGTTACATATAGTTATTTAGATTCGACTGCAAAAAGACCTATATGGTTTACAAATGCAAGTAGTTTATTTCCTAGAACAACTTGGGAAGATTCTGCTGTATTTGGATTACCACACGGAACTAAATATAATGCAGGTGATGACACATCTTTTGATGTTGTTGGTAATACGGACGGTACAACAATTTATTTTGAACATGAAACAGGTGTTAATCAACAAGAAGCAGCAACAGCTGCTGTAGCTATTCCTGCTAACATTACTTCAGGTGATTATGACATTACACAAAAAGTTGTAAGAGGAGCTGCAACTAATTTAGGAGATCTTAGAGGTGATGGTGAAAACATTATGAGAGTAAGT